GTCCGACAGACAATCGGTTAGTCATCATAAACCACCTTTCGCCACTATCAGACGCTTTGAAGGGGAGAATGCCTTTATCTACAATTAGCATCAGAGTATCCCCGCTTGAAAGATATAGTCACCATCTCCTAGTGTGATAAGCATAGGATGACCCATACCTGCATCTGTGAAATCGAATATCCATATACCTACGTCGCTGTTGAGGTGTTGGAATATATGTTCTAGTCCACCCGCATACGTAGCCGTAAACGACTCTACGTTTTGGTCTGTATGGTAGGAGGTGTTTCCATAAGGCGCATCCAAAACCGTTTTAGTTTTACCCTTAAGTTCTTCACCGACGTTTACAGACAACTCACCGTCTTGCCACGCAAGCGTATATTTGTTGTACTTCTGACCGTTCATAGAATCGCATCTAAATGCCTCATACAGCGAGGTAGTGTTCAAGTCCGTGAACCCAATCATAAAATCGTATACCTTACCATCGTTTGTTGTGTATTGTGCTTCATCAGCATTTATTTTTTCCGCAAGAGCATTGGACTTCTCAGTCCATTGAGCAATCGTTGACGGTGTGTGAGGGAATGCTCTAGCATCCTTACTAGCCGACAGCGTTGTCTGCTTGTTGGTTGATTTGAACCTGACCTTATCTAAGGAAGGCGTGATAGTTAATACGCCACCGTGATACTTCAAGACACCTAATGTTGTGTCTATGTCGGTGATAACAACTTCACCTTGTCCCGCACAGGGAATAGATAGACGCATCACAGAAGAAACCCCGTCCTTCACAAGAGAGGTAAAGGAAAGTCTACTATCACTTGCTTTTAGGATAACACTATACAGTTGCGAATGCGCTTTACCGTCTATGGTCTGCTTCCTCTGCGCTAACTTGAGAAGCCAAGTTAGTGATGTGGTGTCTACTATTATATCACTCACATTAACCACTCTAACCCTATGAACTCAAACTTACCATTGGAGATACGCGCTATGTCATGAACTGAGCCAACTCTTTCGATGTGCTGACCCTTCATCTCTTCTATCTTAGCACGTACTACCCATTCGCCGTCCTTTAGGTTTCTGTCGCCCTCTACACCTGCGGCCATGTCAGCCTTCTTCATGTAGCGTGATAGGAATATCTGTTGCGAGAACTTTCTCATAGTACCTTTCTCCCACTCAGGGCGGTGTCCTACAGTCATCAACTGCTTCTTACCTGTACCATCGTCCATGTACTCTTGGATTTGCTTTAGGTGGAAGGTAAAGTATACCTTAGCCACGTTAAGGCTGTGTAGACGAGTCAGTACATTTCTGTAGAGCCTGTTCCTCTCTCTCCACTCCTTTTGATTGAATGTACCGTCTTCTGTCTCTATGATACCGCGAGATAGTAGCGAAGCCCTCATAGCGTGTTCACACCACTTTAGGAAGGTAGAGCCGCCATCAAAGATGATACCACCTACTGATTCGGGGTCTTCGTTTACCTTATCTGCAAGAATGTTGACATACCAAGATGTCTTGTCAAGTAGAGCCTTGTAGTCTACGTTGTTATCCTCATCAAAGATAGAGTCATCAGTCTCGTCGTGTAGAGGTAGAACCACAATGTTTGGATTGTCAGGGTAAATTACATCTACAGTAGCCTTTGCCGAGTTATCTACGTCAAAGAGATACACAGTTTTACCCGCTTCTATCTCATTCTTCAACAAAGATAGAGCAAGCCCTGTCTTTAGTGTGTTCTCATGTCCTACAAACGCCATACGATGCTGTATAGCATTGACGCGGTTGTTGTCGAAAAGATTACGGTAGTAAGCCTCGTCGAACTGCATCTTAGGCTCTGCGGTCTTTGGTTCTGCTTTCGTGGTTGTTGCTTGTGTTCCCCAACTCATATTATCACCTCATATCATTTCGGATATAAACTAATCGCTTGGCGCAATGATTGCCACATCAGTCATCAGGACTAACGCCGCTATTGACACAGCACTCTCAAGGCTGTTTAGGACTACCTGCATAGGGTCAAGCACACCATCTTCCATAGCGTCACGCAATTCTCCCGTCACACCACAGCGATATGTAGTGGTATCTTCGGAGTATTTGTCTAAGTAATACCAGTCCTTACCCATATCTCCACCATTACTGTTGTCAACTATTCGCTTGATAGGAGTCATTAGTGCGTCGTAGAACAGAGTAAATACCTCGCCGGATTCGTCTCTTGACATTTCATTTGCCACTCTGTATAGTTGTGCGCCTCCGCCGATGACTACACCGGATTTAAGAGCGAGTTTACACGCATTTACTGCGTCATCTACACGCTCCTTCCTTTCTACTTGCTCGATATCAGAAGCACCTCCAACGTAAATCGTGGAGATGCCAGTAGTTAAACGATTGATTCTGTTCTGCATTTGCTCGGATAGCCAGTCATTCTCTTCTGCTACACAAGCGTCGAGTAAACCTTCTACGTGTTTATCTAAAGTAGGTACATTTTCTTTTAGCGTAATAGTAGTGGTGTTAATGGTAGAAACAAATCTCACACAACTACCCAAATCATCTTCCGTGACACTCATGATACCTTCTTTTAATGAAACATTAAACAGGTTTGCACCAGTAGCGTGTGCGACATCCTCAAGCCATTCTTGTTTCTGTTGTGGCATACCTGATGGTTTTACCATACATACGGACACATTGCCTTGAACTATATTTACCAAAAGATTCTGTAGCATCTGCGGGTTAAAGTCAGAACAAAAGATTACTAAAGGCCTATTCTTCTCCACAGATAACTGCAAGGAAGGTACGAGAGCGTTGAAAGACTCTATCTTTTCAGTAGTCGCTACTACCATAGGGTCATCATACTCTACTTTCTTACCTGCGTTAGCCATAAGAACGTGAGCATAACCAGCGTTCATCTCAAACCCTGCCGAATCTCTAACGTATGTGTCGCCAGTCGTAGACTTCTCGATAGTAAGACCGCCAGTAGTACCGGACTTCTCAACAGCAGATGCTATGAGTTCCCCTAACTCCTTGTCGTTGTTAGATGCGATAGTCGCTACATCAAGCAAGTCAAAGTTTTCCATGACAGAACCCTCTAAAAGTTCTGTGGCTCTGCCTAAGTACTTCTTTAAATCGTCACGTATTTTTAAGGGAGAAATACCCTTCTCCATTAGAGACAAAGAACCGTTGCATAATGTCTGCGCCATCAGCGTAGCACTGGTAGTTCCGTCGCCTGATTTATCTTGTGCTTCGGAAGCGACCTCTTTGAGAAGGTCAATCCCCATCTGCACGTATGGGTCTTTGTCGTTAACTGCCCTAGCAATAGATACACCGTCATTTAGAATGACCGGCATACCCATAGGATTCTGTATGATGACAGTTCTAGCATTGGGTCCCAGTGTACCCTTTATCGAGTTCGCAAGTTTATTAACGCCCACTAAAAGTTTTGAGCGGGCTTCTGCTCCTGTAAGTATTGTTTCCATAATTATTCCTCAAGGTAATTGTGTTCTACTGTTGCTCTCGCCATGATGTCAGAGTAGTGTACGCAGTAGAATTGTGTGAGACTATTGGAGGCAGTCAACGATACGAGGTCTGCCTCTATCTTCAAGGCTACTCTATCATTTACTTTTAGGGTAGTGTTAACCATGTCACCAACACTTTCGACGGCGTAATCCTCCGAAAGTATCAGTCCACCGACTTCGTTCTGAGCCATCCTTAAGATGACAAACTCGCCGACTGCCCTCCAATAAGAACTCATTGTGTTTCCCACCCGTCGTCTGCACCAAAGTCCGGTTCTACCATTTGTGCAACTTCGTCGAAAGCCCACCAACCATTCACGGTCATGCGGTCTTCCATCTCGCGGGTTCGCCATGCCTGTCCTACGACAAGCAACTTAGTTCCAACTCCAAAGGAAGGTACGTCGTCACAGTACACATCTAGCGTTCCAGCCATAGATGTTAAGTCTGTGTCACCACAAACCAGTATGCTCCCACCGTTGTCGCGTGGGTCAATGTGTATTACTTCTACTACAGTAGCACACATTCTGTCCCACCAACCATCTTGGCCGTTGAAAGTGTCGTAGTACTGACCTAGACCTGCTAGGTTTGGCAACATATTCTCCTGACCGATTAGACCACCAATCATGTCAAGCGGTGAACCGCTAAACATAGAGGCCAAGTCAGGGTTTACTGTTGGTACAGACACGTCCGCGTTTAGGTAGCAACGTCCGTTCTTTCCTGTCTTCATTGGAATAGATAGTGGGGTGAAGGTAGGGTACTGCCTGTCGGCCGCCTTACCATTACCACTTACTGTCAGTAGGGTAGGCTCTGCATTACTGCCACTCGCCTTACCGAAGAATATAGATGTTCTTTCTCGCTCATCCTGAGGACGAGGCGCACCATACTTGAAGTTCGCATCTCCACTAGGGAAGGTAGCGTTGTTCTTATCCCATACAACATAGAAGTGGGTGTTAGCATCTAATTGCATGGTGTGGTTCGGAAGTGCCGAGATGTCTGACTCGGATGTACCAAAGTACTTCTCCGCTGAA